TTCCGACATAAGTGCTTGAGATAGCCCCAACCGTCACAGCACCAGTCGTATATCTGCCAGCCGCAACAGCCGTCTGTTCACTCTCGGTAGGGGTCACGGTTTTAGCGGCTTGCGCTGTAATCTGGAGTGTTCCTGTAGTCGTTCCACCAGTGACGTATCCTGTGCTTTGCGTATGGGATGCAGTTACTAAGCCAGTTGAAGAATTAATACTAGCTGTCGGAGCAGGATGCGTGGTCGTTGCAACGCTCTTGCTTGCCGCCGCTGAGTAGAACCCAGCAGGAGCAGTAACGGTCGCACCGCTTACAGTAAGATCAGTAGAAGACTTGCTTGCAATCGCACCTTCTACGGCTTCACCGTCCGCGCCTGTAGCGGTTTCGCCAGCTAAAAGATTGGTTTCATCAACCGTGTCTTGGGTGAGATCAACCTTGACCACCCCGTTAAGGATTACTTTACTGATGCCCAATCATCTCACCCCTTTACATACTTGGTCGAAGTGTCGAAAACATCTTGCAGATTGGATTGCTGTACCCATGCTCCTGAAACCTTCTTGTAAACCTTGCTGACTGCCACCCATGAACCGTTGACCTTCAGATAAGCCGTGTCCGTCCTGCCGCTCCCGCCGATGGTCACAGCGAGGGTTGAGTTGCCGTCAACCGTGAACGTGTACGTGTAGTGGTCTACCGTGCCGCTCCCTGTCGAATAGGTAACCTCGAACGTGATGCCCAGCACCAAGCCACCGTAATAGCCTACAAAATGCCGAAGGGTAACGGAGTCAAGCTCTGAACGGCTCGGCACGTCTGTCGGCGTTATCGTGATCATGCTGTTGCTAGTCGAAGGGAAGTCCACTTCATCACTGATCGCCGTACTGCCCTGATACAGGACACATTGGGAAACGTGGGACGAGTCTATGGTGCTGTTCTCCCTGTGTCCGTAACATCGAACCTCTATGGCTTCAATGACAGCATTGCTTGGGATACTGGAGAAATCAAATGTGTACTCCGCATACCCTGTCGAGCCGCTTGAGGCGTACATATTGCTTGTACTTGAGTACGGCGATTCTGCGCTGTGTCCTACTGCGTACTGGGCGTAAGATGAGCCGCTCTGAATACTGTGCGTAGACACATCGTCTGCCGTGAATGAAACCGTCTGCCCTGTACCATGCGCTACAAGCTGGCTTGTGACATCCACGCCGTCCTGCTTCACGGTAACTGTCTCGCTCTTGTCGGTCGGCGTGATCGTCAGCGTGTACTCAGCGCCCTGATAGGTGCTGTACGATCCATCGGGATCAATCGTGCCGTTGCCTGTCAGGCTTGATGTAATGGTTCGTGGATTGGGTACGGTGTAGGTTACCTCAATCTCCGCACCGTAGATGTACATATAGCCCGTGGTGTTTCGGCTTGAGCGGCGGCAGTTGATGCGGATACCGAACTGGTCACCGTATTCAACGAGATCAGCCCAGTCCGCTGCAACGTCTGTGAACGTGTGAACCGAGGCCGTGGTGCTGATTGCCGAACACGTCGACGTGATCTGAGACGTTCCGTGGCACAGCTTCGGTGAGTAAGATGATGATGTATTGATACCGCTCTCTCTTGCCTTGAGCTTTACTTCAAAGCCCGACACAACTGCATTGGCTGGCAGATCATCAAAGTTAAAGCCCCTCAGGTAGATGTAATACGAGGTCGTGCCGTTCTGACTGTTCGTTACCGTGCCGTAGGTCGTGCTGTCCGTATCATCGTACATATTCGCGGCATTCGACACGGACAGATAAGTCGAACTACTCAGATAGTAGGTAGACGGTATAAGCCGCATTGTAGACATCAGCTCACCACCTCAAGATAGATGTCACCATTATTCCCCAGAGAGGCAGACGGTGCAGAGCTTCCCGTGTAGTAGGTCTGGATAACCTGAGTGCCTGTTACCTTCACGCCATCAACATACGCCGTAGCGCCGCTGTTGATGTCCGAGGCCGTTGCTGTGGCATCCGTAGTCGTGATGTAGTCCGCAGGAATCGCCGCTACCGTCACAGCCCCAGTCGTGTACCTTCCTGCCGCCACCGCAGTCTGACTGGACTTGGTCGGAGTCACAGTCTTTGCGGCCTGTACCGTCAACTGCTCTGTATCAGAACCGCTCACGCTCACTGTGCCAGCCGTGCCGCTTGAGACATATCCTGCTGAGACTGTAGGCGTAATACTCTTTGATCCGCTGACAGTCGCTGTGATCAATCCTGCGGAGCTTACCGTAATGGTCGGATTCGCCGTGATAGTCGTTGCAGGAGTAGCCGCAGAACCGCTAGAAACAGCTTTGGAAGCCGCTTCAGCATAGTACCCCGAAGGAACACTTACCGTAGCTCCAGAGGCTGTCAGATCGCTTGAAGAGCGCCTAGAAATGTCGCTTCCGACATAGGTCTTGGAAATTGCTCCGACAGTCACAGAAGACAAGCCGTCATACCCTGTGTCGGCTGTAATCGTCTGTTCGCTTTCAGTGGGTGTAGCGCTCTTGCTTTGCAGAGAAATCGTTCCACCGCCGCCAGAGGCCGTGCCTGTGATGGCTTGACCCATGCGATTGTGCGCTGTATATCCTTGCAAGAGATACTGTGGCGCTACGGTATCTTGCGACAGATCGACAGCCGTGATCTCCATGACCGTGCCGCCGTGAGAATCAGGCGTTTCAGTCACTACGATTGCAGAGCCGCCAGAGATTTCCGCTGTGCCTGTGATCAGTTGTCCGCTTGCATCCAAGGCGGTGTACCCGGACACGAGGTGTTCGGCATCAACCGTCACACTACTCGTGTCCATGAGTACTGTGCCATTGGCAAGCTGGACTTTATTTACTGCCTTTGGCATTCATTCCACCGCCTTTAAGCGGCAGAGCCAATCGTCACCGTCTGTCCACCAGCCGCATTATCAGAATAAGTTACCGTGATCGGATTGACCGTCACGGTAGACAAGCAGTTAAACCCGGTATCAGGCGTAAGAACCTGAGTCGTGAACGTAGGCGTTGCGGTCTTGGCCTGTGCGTTCATGTCCTCCTGACCGGACATCGTCCCTTCTATCGAAAGGATGGTAATTCCCTGTCGAATATTCGTTGGAATGAGAGCCGCCAAACTGGCTGAATCCAGATTGACTGTGCCGCTTCCGTCATGGTAGCCTTGCGGAATCGTATAAGCTGTACCTTTAGTTGTGATCGTACCCGTCACAGCGCCACGATTGGGCATTGTACCAGTATAAGCAGTGCCCCTAGCATGGAAGGTCTTTCCGGTAAGGACTTCCGCTACCTGAGCAGTATCATCGGAGGTATCGGAGTCAAATGTGCAGGCGCCTGTAATCGGAGCGCCATTCGCGCCGTGAGCCGTGTAGCCAGAAAGCAAATGCGCGGCATCAACTGTATCCGCGGTAAGGTCGATAAGGACTGTACCGTCTGCGAGGACTACTTTGGAATTGTATTTGGGGTCTGCCATATCAATCACTCCATTCCTATGTAGACGGTGTTACCGCCTGACAAGTTCTCTGTTACTGAAACCATAATTGAATTAACCGTGACATCATCACGCATGACATGACCATTTGTCGGCAAAATAATCTCCGTAAACTTCGGGTCTATAACATAATCCCCTTCGTAGTACGGGAGCCTCGTGCCACCGTATCGGACGGCTGTGAGGCCAATCCTTCGTATATCATGCCTCAGAACAAATCCAACGTGCCTGTATCTCTGCCTGATCGAAACAACTTTTACTTTCTTCTCAATGCAAGTATGTTCACCGACAATTGGATTGCCTTGCGCATCATGCGCTGTGATGCCCTTTAAAAGTGTTTGTGGGGTTACTGTGTCTTCATTCGTGTCTAGTGCAGTTATGTCGAGGACAGTTCCACCATGCTCATCTGGGGTTTCTTGTATACTCGCCCAGTAAGGCTTATCTGTCATTACCAACCACCTCGGCTACTACAAAAGGTGATGGACGGATGGGCGTAGTAACTTGCCCATCTCCGTAAAATACACGAACGTCCCAAGTGTATCTGCCGAATGGCAAATTGCTTGTATCCTGTGCGTTGATCTCGGTCTGGAAGACATCGGTTTCAATTTGTGTCATCTTCTTTTCGATCTTGACACTCTTATCCCCAGTTACCTTCTTGATCGTGAAATAAACGCCATCGTTCTGATCGGGGATATCCCCCTCAAACTGAAATTCCAGCGTTACGGTATCACCGCGAGATAACTGCATTTCCAAAGTGTTCTCATTGAAGGCGAACATCGCATCACCCCCTTTTCTTTATAGTGGATGTCCTCGCGAAGAATCGTCATCATTGGCTGTGATCATGGCGTACACTCCTATAGAGAAGAGTACGCCAACGATCACGCCAATCAGAAAATAAAGGATTGGGATCACCTCCCACTGGGTATTATTGCCAAGCGACTGTGATCGTTGGGTCTTGTACGAGGAAGTAGACTCGAACAAGCGCGGCATTTACCGTTGCGTTCCGCACGTTAAGGGTCTGCACTTTTCCAGTTGTGCCTGAAATCGGCACAATGTGGGCGAGTACCATATCTGTTTGAACTGTGGCTGTATAGAAAATCCCCGAACCCCAACCAACCTCTTTGTTGAAGACAAATCCCTTGCCTTGCGAGTAGTTCGCGCCAGTGTTCAATGCGCCCCAAGCGGTATCCGGTGTGTATTCCAGATACAGCAGATACCACTTTGTACCCGGATCGTCTCTTTGAATGATGCTTTGTGCCATCACTCAGCCCTCCCAATAATTTTAAGCATTACAAGACTTTTCATACCTTACGCCTCAGCTTCGGGTTCGACAACCGGGGCTTTCCAGTTCTCAGCCATCAAGATCGAGCCGTTCGTGTCGGAGATCGCAACGGACACGAAATCCGTCTCGGTCTGCTGACCATAGGCGTAAGCTCCAAGGTAGGCGTGATAGCCCTGTTTCGCCAGTTCAAACGTGTCCTTGACCACGATACCCTTCTCATAAGCGCCGTTCGTGTGCTTAATCTGATGCAGGAAGTACTTGGTTTCGTTCATAGTCTGTCATCCTTTCATAGATCGTTATTTAATGCAGAATGTAGCGACAATGTTGGTCTGGCCTGTCAACGTACCAGCAACGGAAATCGTACCGTTCCCCGTGGTCAGAGTCAGATCGCTTCCTACTGCCGCAGGATTGGAAAGATATGCGCATCCGTTCTGCACCAAAGTGTGGTTTGCGGTAATCCCAGACACATTGAATGTCCTTGACGATGCTGACACATTGTTAAGCGTGACTTCCAACAGTTTCATTCTCTCTATCACGGAGGATGTACTAGCTGGATTGCTGTCAGAGTAAGGCAGATTCGTAGCTGTCAACGGCACGTTCTTCGTTCCAGTAGCCACACCTACGCCAGCGACAGTCTCAACCTTGCCAGCATCTGCAATTGCATCCGCTATGTATGTGGTGTCATCATTTGACACCCGGATGGTGTCACCAGTCAGCAGAACATTGCCACTGGAATCAGGGCTGATACTGTTTACGCTGACCACAGAACCAGAGCCATCCATACCCATTCTGGAGACGGAGTAGCTATTGACCGGAGAGCGCCCGTCACTGAAGTTTGTTACCGTCCTCGTCCACAAGTACTGCCCCTGCGGTACAGTCGGGATACTGTTGTTCCACGTACCGGACGGAACAACCGTTCCACTCGTGGACACCTGATAAGTGACGGTCTGCGAAGTAATGGATACACCCTGCAAGCCTTGGATGCCCCGTTCACCCTTGATCTTGAACCAAGTGTACGATGTGTAGGACGTAGGCGCTGAACTGGACGTACCGGAGTAAATGCCGATCCAGTCGTTTGCAACCGTGCTCATGTCCGAGTTCTGTGTCGGCTCATGGTCGGCGTACCGGATATGCATGTACCATGCCTGCCCGGTATCACCTTTATCACCCTTCGCACCGTTCGTAACGGTGAAGTTGTAGGTCGTGGTGTCCGCAAGCGTGATCCGGTAGGTGTCCACCAGACCGGAGGTGCTAACCTTCGCGATACTGGAGATGCCGCCATGCCCATCTGCCGCCGCAGTCAGCCAGTTGATCAGCACTTGACCGGGCAGGCTCTTGGCCTCGTTGTTTTGCTGAAGAACAAATAAATCTGAAGCTGTAATCGTACTAGCCGGGTTGAGCTGATTTATCGATTTATCAGCCATTAAGCATCATCTCCTTCCTCTTTGATTAAATCTGGATCATCTGGCTCATCTGGCTCATCATGCTCAATCTGACTAATGTCAAATGTTTCATCTCTCAACTGCTCAAGAATTGTCATGATGCTCAGCATAAGTTCCAGATTCTTCGGGCCAGAAATCTTGAGCGTATCAAGCGTATCCAGAATCTTCTGTAACTTCGGCTTATCGAGCTCGTCTTCTTGCAAAGCCTCAATGCATCCAAGCAGTCTGTCAATGCTGATTTTCCCCTGTACACCGATCTGGCAGAGAGCATTTTTACAGGCATCAGCGGCCTGTCTGTACTCTTTAGTCATCGTTTCAATAGCACCCCCGTGCTTCCCGGTGTAAGCTCTTCTTCAAGAAAACCGACAAGCTTCATACCAGTAAAGTCTTCGGTGAATCCATCCGCATTGATAAACTCGATCTTTGGTCTGCCACTAAAAATCTTTGTGGCCTGTTCTTTGGTCGTGTTGTACATCTCGCACAGAAGCTTTGAGTCTTCAAGATATCCGAACATTCCATGCTGATACTTGACGCCGTTTACAATGATCATTCACACACCTCCGCTTACCAGTTATACCCGCCAGCTGTAGCGGTCACAACATTCGATCTGGATGCCGAACCACTGCACCTACCACCCATGCTATCTGTAAAGGAAGCACCAAGAATAACGATTCCAGAGCCAAAGTTAAGACGGTAGTTCCCGATATAAGACGATTTCACGCCAGACCAAGCACTCTGACCGTGATCAAGGTTTCCTTGCACACCAGATGTCAGGTCACCCTTGGCAAGAGTTCCACTCTTTATCTTGCCCGGCCCTCCACTACCGCCACCACCGGAAACAGAGCCGTCTGCCAAACCGTTACCATTGAAATAACCTTTGTTACCACCGTACTGGATGCTTCCTGCATAAACGGTTCCTGCAAACGTTCCGCTTGTGGCGTATAGGTTACCGGACGAATCCACTCGGAATGCTGAGTTCTTCCCCAGTGCGATGCCGTTAGAGCCGATGTACACGCCGTTGTTGTTGTCCGTCATCGAAGTCTTGCCATATTGCAAGGTGCCATTCTTGATGATAAAGTCTCCTATTTTTCCATCATTGGCTGTAATTGTTCCTGTGAATGTACCAGAGCCTTTGACAGTCAAACCGTCTTTTGTCACCTTCAACACAGGATTGTCAACATTGTTTCCACCATAGACAAGGAATTGATTCTCAGTCAGTCTCCATCCAAAAGCCTCAGTTGTACTGTCATATTCTTTAACAACCCTAGCATCAATATGGGTGCTGAGAATCTTGAATTCTGCTCGTCTATCTGCGTGTTCCATCGCAATCTTGCGCTCTATCTTCCGGTTTGTGGCAGACTCATAAGGATACTCATGGTCTACCTCTTCCTCAGTCGGAGCAGAGATATCAGACAGATGTCGTACACCAAACTGTTCTGTCTGGTTAAAAATCCCGCTGTACATCCCTTTGATCGTCACGCCATCGCCCAACTCTGCGGCTGGATCAAGAATCGCATTTGTGGCTGTATACGGCTGATATTGGAATGCTCTTCCTTGTGAAGGACTAATGCGCTCCAACACATCCCTTGCCATCTGCTGTGTGCCCCAAGGACAAGTCATTTCCAAAGTTCGGCCTGTGCTATCGCCAGCTTCGTAATACATATCATTGCCGTCATCATCCTTGGTATCTAGCCAAATAACAACTCTGGAATATCCCTCAAATTCTGGCGAGATATCCATTGATTCAGCGCGTTCCAGAATATTGATAGTATCAGACAAGGATTCTCGCCTCCCCAGAACCAGTACCAAATGTTAGAACAAAACCATTGTGATCAGTAAGGTATCGCGTTTCTAGCGGATACTCATTGATGCCAATCAGCCTCAAAGCTCCGTTATCGTTCATGATCCAGTTTCCTGCATACATCGCGCCAATAAAGCCCAAAACCTCTCTACAAGTGTAGGAAGCAGGATAAGCAACCTTATACCCAGCATTGGCATTCCCATGCGATGTAATATGCTCCCATGTTCTTTCGTCTATAGGAACATCCATTGTTCTTGCTATCATCTCGACAACTTGCCAATCACGAACATTCTCCCAGTCAACATTCGTTGTTGAAGGGAACGGCTGTTCTGTCTTTAGCATCGCATCATAGCCATGCACCGTAGCAATGATGTTATCCGTATTGTTCGTGTATTCTCTGGTATCAATGTAATAAACGCCCTTTTGTAGCCATTCGCTATGCTCTGTTCCGTTTGTAACCCTTATCCACGGAACAATTCTTGCCATCCGTGGTATGGTTGAAACTGTTTTGCGTACACGTAAATCAATCTCTCCTGCAACACAGCACCCAACCTCTGGAACATCATTAGCAAATGCTCTCCGTGTGATTGACATATCATATAGCTGAGCTTCACTGAAACCAGCATCAGGGCCAGATGATGCATACAAGATTCTTGTGGCGTTATTGCCGAAGGTGATAGCCTCACCACCTTCGGTAGTAATCACACCGGGGTCACCAATCTCAAGCCTTGTTTCAAACCAGTGGTTTCGCTCGGACATGAGGCGAATGTATAGCTCTGAAACTTGTTGCATACATTCACCTCAAATCTCGATTAGCGGAAACTCTATTTCTGTGTACTTTCTGACTCCACCCGTGTCCTCTGATATCAGCGTATATGAATAGTTATTGGAGTACATCTGCATGATCTTCTCGCCTTGCAAAGCATCCGTATAAGTTACTGTAAAGCTTTCTGGCTGAATCTTTTGCAAGATTGATTGCCATATAGGCTCATAAAGATCAATCAGTTTGACATCAATTCTGAGCTTTGTGGCAATCCTTCCGCGATGCATGACTGCATCCATCGTTCGTCCTGCATCCTTATCAACATCGTTTCTAGTTACCTTCAAGCCTTTCTTGACCACGAAGGATGTAATGTCCATTCCATCAATGATTAGTTGCAAGCATTACACCCCCCGTGATCTAGACTCAATTCGGTTCTGCTTCTGCACCCAGTCAGCCATCTTCTTTCCGTTGATGGAAATCTCAATCGGCCTATTGTCCGCAGTATCCATTAACGCGCTTCTGAATGCCCTATACATGACATCATAGCTGTTATCAGCAGTCAGAACATTATTGGGCAACGTAACTGAGCTATCACCAAACCCATCGGCAACCCGTGTTCTGTACGGCAAGACTGAGCCTGTAGCAATTGCGGGAATCGGAAGCTCTCCAACACTTGCGATCATGTCACCGATAGAAGAAAAGACATCAGCGATGGATTGCAATCTGTCCATAGCGATGTCTAATCCACTTACCAATGCATCTGCACTGACATTGAATTCGGTATCCTGTGCTTCCTCCTCCATCGCCTTTGCTGTGTTGGAAATGGTATCTAGGACTGCGCTCTGGTTTTCTTCCTGTCCTTCAGCCCAGCCAATCATGGTAAACTTACCAATTTCAGCAAAGAGTTTAGACGGAGAAGAAATCCCCAAGTAATCACAAGCCGCACGATAAGCCGCAAGAGCCGCATTCCTAGCCGCATTGACTACAACGCTTGTGCTTGAGTAAATGCCGTGAGCCATGCCAGCCGTGATGTAAGTACCGACTGTTGCCATCTGGCTGTACATACCGCCAGCGGCGCTCTGTATACCACTCGTAATGCCACCAACGAAGGTTGTTGCGATAGAGTTGCCTTTATCGCTGGACATGATCTCTGCGGCCCTATTCACAACAGCATCTGCCGCAGTTTGAACGGCTTGCTCTGCTTGCGGAGTTCCTGCATCTATGGCAAACTGGATCGCTTGCATCATTGCTTCAGCGTTTGCTTTTTCTTTGTCAGGCAAAGTACTTAACGTCTCGTCAACTGCATTTGTAACACCTTCTGCGCTAGTGCCGACAGCCCCTTCTCCAGCAGTTAATTCGCTAGATAGGTTGGAGGTGACAGTATCAGCAGTAGCGGTAGCATTTTGTCCTGCTGTAACCTGAGAAGCACTTGTGTCTGCCGCCTTTGCCACTTGGTCTGCGGTATTGGCTACAGTCTGTTCACCCTCTTGCAATGCTTTATTGATTGCATCCGGGATACCACTACCAATCGCCTCACCAACATCACCGGACAATTCCATAGCTATTTGTCCAAGTGTTTGACCGGAGCTTTCCTGATAAGCCGCTAGGTTTTCATGAAGATGTGTAGCATCAAGCGCCTTGATAACCTCTTCATCTACGCCCATAGACCAAAGATCAAATGCATCTTGTAAGCTCTCAAGGCTTGCACCTTGCAAATGTTCGGCAAAACCATCACTAATAGAAGCGCCAGCTTCGCCACCCTTTCTCTTGAAATAGTCCTTGATTTGATCAAAGTTCTTGATCTCAATACTATTCAAGCTTACATAGCCAAGCGCCTCTGCGATAGCACCAGAGATGTCAAAAGCCGCAACAATAGCCGCCTTAAACAAATCCCACAAAGCACCAGCAATTTCTCCCCAAGGTACTTTTGCAAGCGCAGTTCCAATGTTTGTTCCAATGTTTGTTCCTAAAGCTGTCCAATCCGTTTCTGTTACGAACGTAGTTATTGAACGGATTGCATTTGCAAGTCCAGTACCCAAGTCTTGAGCAAACTTGCCCCAGTTAATTTCCTTACTATGGGCTATACTATTAATGCCACCAGCGATTTTACGTGCTATAGTATCAAATTTTGTTTTCGCGAATCCTTCTGCCAAAGCAACAAAGACCCTACCAATTCCAACACCAACGGCTTTAATGAGTTCGTCAAACTTGATATTTTCAGCCATTGAATTGATACCTTCGGATATCTTAGATGCAATATCGCTGAAGTTTATGCCACTGCCGCCCTCGCCAGTTCCAACAAGCTTCCCGAACGCATCAATAACGTTATTAATGCCTGTGGTAGCATTGGAAATGATATCTTTAAAGGAATGCTCCGTAATCAGCGTATTGATGCCGTTAAGCATATCAGTAGCCATCTTATCAAAGTTAATCAGCGAGAAAGCACCCCAGAAGACTCTGGAAACATTTGCCAAACCTTCAACGATAGCCACTAACAACTGTCCGAAATCAACCTTACCGACAATAACGTTAATACCTTCTCCGATACTGTTCCCAAGCTTTTCAAAGTTAATACCGCCGTCCGGGCTGTTGATCTTACTGAAAGCCTCAACTAGATTCTGTATGCCTGTTCCAATACTTTCAGCAACTGGAGTAAAGCTATCTGCTGTAATGAGGGAATTGATAGCATCAACGACTTCAGGCGCTTTATCCTTGATACCTTTGGTAAGCCCTTCAAAAGCAACACCCAACCAAAGCCCAATCAGTTGGAATCCTTGGTTTAGCGTTACTATTGCTTGCACGAAGTTTACTCCGGTTATCATCTGATAGATGGCATCAGCAAACATTTGTCTGCGCTCTGCTCCACCCTTTTCAACCTCGGAGATAAAGCCGTCAAGAGCCTCTATAACTGCATTTACACCGCCAGAGAAAGTATCTGCTATGCCACCCTCGCCAGTCCATACAATGCCGTCAAACATAGCATTTACTGCCTTGCCAATGTCTGCACCAGCCGCTTTTGCCTTGAACGTTGAGAGGAATCCGCTCAGAACCGCTGTAAAAGCATTGATCTTCAGAGCAAAGTTATGACCAACTTCAGTCCAGTTGATTGTGCCGAACATGGAATTAATAGCTTCTCCCAATCCAGCGCCAAGAGCATTAAATTTAAACTCTTCTAAGAATGCATTTTCGATTCTTATGATGGTCATAAAACCATCGCCTAACGTCTTGCCAAGCAACGGGAAATTAAAACGATCAACAAGACCGTTCATTATCCGTGCAATAATGTTCGCCCATTTAACGCCAAAGCTCTGAAAACGAAGAATTGCTTCATCAATCTTCAGCATGGCGTAGTTCAGGCCATCAGCAACAAGCCCACCGACTTCCTCCCAGTTCTCTGAAAGAATTGCATCCTTGATCTTCTGGAAATAGTTGCGGATATTCTCAGGCAGTAGGTCATCAATGGAGGTTTCCTCAAAGAGGTCACCAGCACCGCCACTTCCACCGCCACCACCACCATCATCATTGTCTTCTTTGAGATTGTTGATCTCATCGAATCCCATTAACTCTTTCTTCAGTTCCTTAACTTTCTTAGAAGCACCGCCAGCACCACCGCCAAGCTGATTCATGTTCTTCTTGGCTGTCATAATAGTGCCTTTGCCAGAAAGCATACCAAAGAGCGCGTTAATGTAAGAGATGATCGTGGAAATCCAACTGATAATCTGTGTGACTACCGGAGCTAATGCGCTGACAATGCCACCAAACATGGATGCAAGGTTAGCAGACAACCCAGAAGCAGCCGTCTGCATACCGCTCAATGCTGATTTAAACTGCGCTGATTTCTGCGACAATGCCGTCATAGCCGATTGCATATCCTTCATTATCGCGGAGATAAACATTCGCTTAACTCGCGAAATAAGCAAGGTTTTCAGGCTCGTTAGCTTGCTAACCAAGTTAGATGCCATGTCACCAACACCAGCACTCTGCCCTTTAAACTTGGACAAGTGAGATATGACATTCTGCACAGCAGAACCCATTGTTCTAAATGCAGAAACCATTCCTCTAGCACCAGCCGCAGTTGCTTGGAACGGAAGCCTTGCAATAGCAACACCTAGTCTGCCCATCGCAGTAACAGCAGATGTAACAACCGGGACAATAGCCCTGAATGCTGTTGCCACTCCTTGTGCCGCTATACTCGCACCTTTAGTAACAGCACTGATTGCCGTCATCGCCGCACTTGCACTACTAACCTCACTGCTCATTGAAGCATAGGCGTTTTGCAAGACAACAAGCGCAGAAGCAAGGCTCTGGTATTCCTGAGTTTGTGAACCGCTCACAGTTGCCGTGCCAGAACTCTCCATGTCATCCATTTCAGCTTTGAGATTCTTCATGCGCGTTGTTACTTGCTCTATCTCTTGCTGAAGATTCTTATATTTTGCGGATTTCTGGCTCACGCCAGTGTCATTAAACTCTGCTTCCTTGTCTCTCAGCTTTTGCAACTGAGCATCTGCTTTTGCGAACTCTTCCGTTAACTCTGCATACGGCTCTGTCTCAACCTGAGTTTCAGAAAGTTCCTTCATGCGCTCTTCAAGCGCTTGCATTTTTTCAGCAGTCTGGGCCATTTTCTCACGCAAAGAGTCAATGTCCTTTTGACTCTTAAAACCGCCGTTAATGGCTTGCCCTACTTTGTTAAGCTCGTTTGCTAGTTGTGTAGCTTGCCCCTGTGCATCGGTCATGTACTTAGCAAAATCTGTGCCAAGCATAACTTCTTTTGTGTTTTCAAAGGCTCTTGACACCGCTTGCATTGACGGAGCAAAAGAAGAAAACGCTTTTTGAGTATCCTGACCGATCTTGTTTGTTGTCGTTATGAGTGACTGAACACTTCTCTTCAGCTTTTCAGAACCGCTATTAAAACCTTCTGGGTCTAGTGACGTATCAAATCTTAGCGTTCCATCAGCCGCCATACGCCATCACCCCTCTGCTAACAAACTTTCAAATATTGCTTTCATTGAGTCTTCGGGCGTTTCCAGATGCTTCTTCTTTCTGAGAGTGCAAAGCTCTTTGTTTGCTTTCTCAAATTCCTTTTCCCACTTCTCCAACTTCTTGCCCTTGGATTTCTTTTGCCTTATCGACAAAACCGTGCCAAACAAGCTTTCGGAGTCGATGCTCTGGAAATAGCCCATAAAAGTAAACCAATGCAGATACGGAAGCTCCCTAACCTCACATCCAGCCGCTTTATTTATCGCAGGAAAGATCAGCGTTTCATCGCGCTCCCAATCCAGTATCCGTGTATTGGTTTCCCTATTCTCCTTGTCGTGTGAATCAAACTGTATAAATGAAATCGCCTGTCTATAAGCCTCTTCCATGTCCTCTTTGGGCATGGTATCAAGGTCTATATACAGGCGCTTTAACAATATATATCCTTTTTCTTGGTCTGTAAGCTCGTCATCCTCAAGCGCTGAGAAGATGTCCAGTATGTTTCTGAAATCTGGTCTTATCGCATACTGCTTTCCATTCACATCTAGCGACTTAGGCAGTCTTCCCAGCACCGTTATCACCGTCCAGATCGGACAGATACTTGCTCATTCTCTTAGTGGACTTCTTCGTCTCTTCCGTAATCACTCGCGCCATTTCTTCGCCAAGTGCATTCAGGACATTCTCGACAAAGAAAGTACCACCAACAGATGAGAAAGCATTGCGCTTTGCAAAGACAAGCCTGATTTCATCAGTATCAAAGAACTCACCAAGCCGCTGAATCAGCGCGTCTTCAACGCTCTTGATACGTTTCCAGTCCTCATCGAAATCACTAGTACCATCATTCTTAATGTTCAGGTTTTCAAGCGGTTTAACAATTTCAGGAAGAGTCTTCATCATCTGATCATAACGATCAAGAATAGAATAATCATTAGTACGGATATGAAGCTTACAGATTTCCTGTCCAAACTGGTTTACAAGCAAAAGCTCTCTAGTACCATCGTCAATAACGAGAGTACCGCGCTTCTTAATATCTGCCATTTTGTCCTCCTTGCAATTACACGTTTAAGGGGAGGCGCTGTTAAACGCCTCCCCTAGCTTGATTATTCGTTTACAGCCGTAAACGTAGGCTCATTGTTAGCCATGTTATAGCTAACCTTGTACTTGGTAACAGCGCCAAAAGGCGTGATGTTAGTCGGAATAGCCGCACCAGACGTATCGCCGCCGATGGACTGCGGAATGTACCACGCCTTACGAACGTTAGCCGTGCCAGTCATGATCTGCTTCTCAGGGTTAGCAGTATCAAAAGAACACTCAGCGAAATAGCCAACGCAAGTGGCCTCATCGTACTTTTCGTTCATCGCGATATCGCGAATCCACGCATACAGCTTACGGCCCGGATCAATGTAATACGGGTCAAGGCTGACTTCAGGCTCAAAGCCAGAGTGCGTGAACGTAGTCTCGCCCAGAACGTTCGCGGTCGTTTCGGTATCCGCATTGAGTTCCTTGGACAAATCGTCGTTGTCCTTACCAAGAGCTTCCCACGGAGAAGAAGCCGCAACAAAGTAAACGACAACGGCATCATTAACCGCAGGAGAACCAGAAACAGAAACTCCATACTCACTCAGATCAACATCCTGAGTGTTCAGAGTCCAAGCGGCATTAGTGCCAGCAGTCTTGCAGATAAAAGTGTATTCACCAGACTCTGCATTGACCTTGGTAGAGAAGGTAGCCGCAGTAACAGTAACGCCAGTGATACCAGCGCCATCCCACTTACCTTCGGCTTTGGCAGTAATGTCGTTAAGAGTCTGCGCACCGAAGTACATGATTCGGTTACGTGCCCATTTTGCCATGAGACATCATCCTTTCAATTAATCTTGTATGTAATCTGCATCTGGATCTGGTATATAGCGCTATCCGTTCCTGCCTCTGCCACATACGGAGACAAAGAAGGAACAATGCCCACAACCGTTCCCTCGCTGATTTGCGGGAAATTGCGCTTTGAGTTCTGCTCCTGTATCCATGCACATACACCCTGACAGAATCCAGCATTGTAAAGGTTTTGTTGCACATCCTGTCCGAAAGGCAATCTGAATCTAAGCATGAAGTTCAGTTGCTGTTCGTTCCTCTGAATGTACTCTCCCAAAACATTCTGCCAATACTGAATAGCCGAAGGTGACTGCTGGATGGAGTATTCCTCATCCGTATCTCCAATGAAATCAACTCTGAACGGATTCCGCGTAGTCAGCAGTTCACACTCTCTAAACCATTGTCTGAGAGTTTGAAGGTTATTTGATTCCTGCAACAGCCTTCGCCTCCCTCAAGATGTCTTCGGTATGATCTGCTTTCATGCGCTCAAACCAATGTGATCCAGCTAGTGGATTTGTAGAAGTGTTATACTGGAGTTGTCTGCCTGTAGGATATTTCTTGGGTGGCGAGAAGAAGCGCGTAGGCACTCCGCTATCATCTTCAAATACCGGAATATTCGGCCCATACACCTCGCCAGCATACTGATAATGAGCATATGGTGTATCGTAGACGATTTCACCCTCGCCTATCTTGCTGGCTGTGTATGCGCTGTTTGCAAGCGTTCCTGTGGCAAACGGAACATACGGCATCGTATAGCGGATGACAGCATTGTCTATTGCCCTCTGCACCCTTCCACCCTTTTGAAGGTTTGCAAGGTAGAGGAGATTATCCAATCCATGAAAGTCAAACTCTGCCTTAATCACATACGACATTCAATCACGCCCCTGTGATACGCAGATGCGGAGCATTTGGCGCTCTGCGGTTATCCGTTACGCCAAGTACAGTACACATCTCATAGGCTTTCTTAAGCGTAGCAGGAGTCTGTCCTGTCAAAGGCGCTTCACCCTTTACAATGACATCCCCGGCCGCAAGCGTAAACAGATTATCAACGATATCAGCGGCGGCGAATACGGTCGGCATGACATACGTTTTACCGCCTAAATCTGCTTCCTCTGGTATCCTGATAGTATATCTGTTTGCCGCTTTCAAGCCCTTGTCTGTGACTGTATCTTGCATACTGTCATACCACGAAACATTGCGGATAACAGTACCGTGCCACAAATCGCCGTCAAGCGCCGCATCGTGCTTTTGGTTAAACACCGTAATGGTGTCGGTTGCAAGCTTCATCCTCGCACCCCCCGATACAGGAGCATTACCCCGTTATCGTCAAGTTCACCATACAGCATCGACGATACCAGATCGTTCATCCGCTTTCCAACATTCTCTGTATTGATCGCATTTCCATAGCTTTCGGAATATCCGTCTGTAGAAAATGAGGTCGCTTGAGGATTAACGGCCTGCGCCTCAATGCCCACTTTGTTCTCCATTTCCATGAGGGAAAACATACAGCGTTTTACAGCTTCACTGATGACTTCCATGTGATCTCTCACCCGGCAGTCCGTCAAGTAATCAATCCGTTTTCTGGCCTTAAACTCCAGATTTTCAAAGGCGGTCTGATCAAGCGTACCGCCATATTGCTGATATTCTTCGTATGTCAAGTACATTTGTCAGACCGCCCTTTCAGATTGATTAGCCCAAAGAGATAATACGGGCAATCGGGATCGCCTTGTGATCGATGTAATTCTTAGCCGCGCCAGTGCCCGGAGTAGAAACAAGCTCCCAGTTAGCGCCATTCTCCAGTTCCGCGTTAGTCGGAGAAGCGGAGGCCATAGAAGATTTGGTGAAGCTGATGCCATAAGGCGCCCAGCACTTGCGCTGACGGGTATACAGCAGATCCTTGCCACCCTTGGTAGCGGGATCACGATCCATCTCATACGGAACCTTCGCGCCGCAGTCCGTGTACTCGATAGCACCGTTGCCAAGGACGAAGCTGGTGTACTTGGTAACAGGGCTTTCGCCAGTCGTGGTTTCAACAGGCATGGAGTCATCAACGATGACCAACTTGCCGTTCAGAGTGGCGAGGTTGGTATCCCTCTGCATACCATTCGCGTCATTCTGCTTCAGGTACGTGAGCAGATTCTTGTTCTCCAGATTGGTAGCAACCTGAGAATGCATGATGATAAGAGAGAACTGGCTCTTATGATCGCCGCTGGCCTTCTGAATCGCGCTGTTCAGAGTCGTGGCATCCATCATACCAACCTCACCATCCTTGTTGGTGGCGGCGGTAATGTCGGAAGTATGCTCATTGACAAACTTCAGGTTGTTCGCACCAGTCATGGAGAAGACACCGGACAGGATGCTGACAAGCGTGTCCTGATCAACAGTCTGCCAGTACTGGCTCAACTGCTGGGCCACATTCTCCATGAAATCGACGCCACCCGTGATGTCATAGGAGAAGTCGAGTTCTTCCCAAGCCTTGGCGCGGCCTACAACAACGCGAGAGTGCATATACGTCTTGGTGCTACCAGCAGTAATGTTGGTATTGCCGTCGTAGTTCAGCGGATCGCCGCCAATGAGGCCGCGGAGAGGAGTGCTGATGTAGTTGCCGCCCACCTGATCGCTCATAGCGGAAGCCAGTTCGGGACGCGCAACAACAGCGCGAGAGCGGATAAGCTCATTCAGTCGAGTGTTAGGGATAGTGTCCATATAACGACGGAACACTTCCGCGTTGAAGTATTTGTTGTCAAAAACGCCAGCCATGATTATTTCATCCTTTCAAATTTGTTTTAGAAATTGACGTCCATGTCCGGGTTGTTGTTCTTCATCTGCATCAACTCAGACAGGGATCGCCTGCTTGCCGGAGGCTTGTCATGTCCCGGAAGTGTTACCTTCGGTGTCGGAGCCGGGGCTGGAGTGGTTTCCTGCACAAATGCGCCGGGATCTGTCGCCTTGTACTTGGTCACGAAGTCTTCGTAGCCCAGCAACGTATCCCCATCCTGCTTAAACTCCTTGCTGATTGCCTCTTCCACGAAAGCCTTTTTCGCCGCCGCGCTGGAGAATTTCAGCTCATTGGCTTTCTCCCTCACCGCAAACTCATAGCGCTGTCGTGCCATGCTGTTCTCGTACTCTGTTTTGTCGTGCGCGTACTTCTGCTGGAGTTCGGTCAACGACTGCTGAACGTTCGGAAGCTTCCCGGCGTCAGCCTGTGCCGCCTCAAGACTGGTCTTGAGTGTAGCCATGTCCGAATCCCTCTGGCTGATCTGCTCGTTCAGAGCGGTAACCTGTCTATTGAGATCGTTGATCTTATCGTCAAACTTGGCCTGAGATACATAACCGCCCTCTGCGAGGTTGACGATATTCAGCTTTGCCTCTTTGACAGCCGCTTCAAACTGTTCGTAGGTCAGCGCTCCCCCATTAAACAACGCTTTCAGATCCATACTTGCCTCCATCACGCCATTTAACTGCTTTGATTTATATATCCGCAGTTGCCCTGCGGTCATGGCGTCACGGCAGTTATGTCCCAGCCGTGATGGGTATTTTTGTATATCAAAACAAGCCACCCTGTTCGGATGGCTTGGCGATATTGAGTGGGCTTAAGCGCCCTTTTTAAGCTTGACCATCTTGAATCCCTCGACGGTCATTCTGTTCTTCTGTTGCGGCAACTTACTGAGCTTTGATATCTGCCCGTATTTGGCCACAAGCGAATTGATATGCTGTTGACACTGTCTTCTCAGCGTATCATCGCCAACTGTTTGCGCCATAACTGCTGTATCTTTCCAGCGCCGTACTTCTGTTTCGATCTTCCGCATCATCTGATCGGCTTCATAGATCGTTCGATGTTTCCCGTCAATTTCGCATCCGCGCTGATTATCCGCTTCAAACTGCCTCAACTGTACCTCGGTATAAACCGGAGTGGAATACACCGTCGAAAACGGCATAGCAAAATGTTTGCAATTCCATGTACCGATGGCACGTTTCATCGGAATGTGTGCGCGTTTATTGACATCAAAACACCATTGCCCGGATTGAAGCTTGTCATATTCTGTTTTGAGAAACACCCGGCCCTGTACAGGCTCATGATCCGGGGCCGAATGAGCATGAGCAGAAAGCTCTACCGCATCATATCCCAGCGCTTCCCCGACTTCATTTGCACAATGCTGTGCGACTTCCCGTGTGGCATCCAGAATATTCTGGCGTACCGCCGTATCAAGACGCCTATGATACCCGGATGGATACTGTACTTGAAGCCCGTTATACCCGATCCGTCTAACAGTGTCCCGGATAGCCGAATTGTAATCTGTCAATCCTGTTGACGTTGCCAGAATCGCTTTATCAACAGCACTCCTGTATATCTCAGACAGAATCGTAGTATTAGACAGATTTCTCATCGTCTGCGCTGTCTGTACCGCATACGCGCGTACATAACGTGTAAGCTCTTCGCGTCGTGCTTTTGGCACGGTTAACCCGCTTGAAAACGCTTTGCGGAATCGCGGATCCACATACGTATCTGTCATCGCGCGCATAAAAAGAGACTGGATCTGCGGCTCTGTCAACTGTGTCGCTGTCATGAGTTTCCGCAGAATATCATTGATATCAGACGTGACCGTTGCCAGAATACGCAAACGATTTATACTGGTTGGTGTTAATTCGCTGATCTGTTGAAGCTGTTTTGCGATTTTCTCAATGTAATATAGATTAACTTCATCAAACTGATCCTCGATTTCATCCAGTGCCAGATCCAATTCTTTCTCGGTCATTCAGCATCACCGTCATTCTCTGGCGGTTGTACTGGATTAGACGCCTCGTTATCAAGATCCGTTGCGGCCTGTCCAGCGGTCTGCACTTGCATCTGTTGCATCATGGCCTGTAGATTCTGATCCATCAGCTCCTGTTGCATCTTCATGATTGCCGCTTTAGCCTGTGGCTCGGTTTCACCCGTGTACCACTGACGCATCTCTGCTTTGCTGATGATACCTTGTGCAAGCAATTCAAGCCGCTCCTGCATCTCCTGCGACCTGTCCGTCAGAATCGAATCATCCCACTCAAAGGACAGTTCATATTCGCCCTCCGGGGCCAGATTGTACATCGTCGCGTATTTATCCATTGCGCGTACGACGTCACGCAAGCACCGCTCAAGCGCGGACTGATTGTCCGCAATCGTCGCGTACGTCCTCTGCCGCAGGATCCTTAATTCTGTGGCCGTTCTGGCCTCCACGGGCGCATCTGACAGCGTTCCACGGGACAACCCGGTAAGATCCTCAATGATCATCAGAAGCCGATTTAGGCCGTTCAGAAGCGCCGTATCACGTATCGTAGGAGAGAAGACGCTGTAATGGTCTTCATCCAGATTGACACCGCGGAAAAGGCGCTCGTTCAGCTGTGGCATCTCATAGTGTTGTTCCCCGTTGGCTCCGGTAGTCTTCTGGGGCCTCAGAGCCAGCGGATCCACATCGATAGCAAGCTCAGATCCTTCGTACTCCCAAAGCATCCGGGAATACTGCATATCAGCCTGTTTAATGACGTCCATTGCTTTATGGAACACGGAAATGCCCATCGGGCAGTCAACGTCAACGCTGTTTGCCGCCGCAACTTTGAACCAGCCAAACATCTGCCCGTCTGTGTCGTGCAGTGTAGCTTCCGGTTCCAGATCTGCCCACTGTTCAACGCTGGAAAGTGGAACCTCTACCCCGATAGTGTCCTTATTGGTGGACTTAAAGGCTTTCTGTGTGATCGTGACATCACTGCCCTTGATCGTGTGCCGCTCAAGCCGTGTATACGTCGTGTCTCCGTCCTGATATACGTCGCGGAAGATAACATCTTTCAGATTGCCGGATTCGTCGAAGGATACCGGATACATACTCCAGTCCATCGTATACCCGAAATACAGCTTTTTCTCACTTTGATCGGGATAAGGCCGTATGATCATGCCGCCAGCGGCGCACCCCTGCTCCAGCTTTTGCCGGATCTCTGTCATCAGCTTCTCGAACTCGCCGCGCAGATATTCAGCGCGCGGATTGTCTACGACTTCCGGGGCCTCTCCGTTCTCTATATCGACGTCCTCTTGACCCTCCGGCGTCTTCGCTGTGATGTTCCACTCCATCTCCAGCGTGACTTGTCGCGCGATCTCGGACGCAATCAAAGCAGGCAGATTCAGTGATTTGACCTTTTCTCCGTCCACCCACGGCGCTTTATTACAGTACGCGTTATACCAGTCCTTCAACGCGTTAATCATGTCTGTCGAAAGCGGTGTTTCGATAGACTCGGCCTGTTCAATGCTTTTTAGCGGTATCACTTTTCTCATCACCTGCCTTATCATTTGCATTATTCTGGAAAACATTTGTTATCCCACCTTACTGTCCGCGTTTCTTCCATACGCGCTCCAGCGCATACCGTACCGCGTCTATACTGTGGTTATTTGCGTCTGGATACCCGCTCACGACGTCTCCGTCCGGGGATCTGTCGTATTCGTAATGCGTGAATTCGTGTGCTGTGTTCGGGCATCGTTCGGGATCTATGATGATCGCTTTCAACGATTGGAGCCACTTGATTCCATACCGCACACTGTCCGGGCCTTTTACAGCCGGACGGCACATCGCGCCATAATCCCTATAGTCTGAAACGGATTTAGGCTCTGCGCTGTCCGCGGTGATCAAATCGGACTCCGTGACACCCTTCTCTGTTTGAAGTGCTTCCCACGTCTCCCGGTTTGACTGCTTATTCGCCCTGTACTCATCGAATATGTAAAGCGTCAGCCTAGACGCGTCATAATGGCATTTTGTCCAGTGAAACGGATCAGGATACCAGCCCCAGTCAATCCCCATATAAATGTGATCAAATGTACTGATTTGCTGGTCTGTGATCGTCTCGATTTTCAGGTTATCGAAAATCTCGCCGCCCGTGCCTGTGACCTCTCCTAAATACTCATGCCTGTACGCTTTCGGATTAATCAGCGCAAGCTCCAGCGCATCATTAAAGAATTGCTGTCCCAGCCATTCATCCGGCACTGTTCGATAGTCGGATGAATGTACGAGTGTATCCCTGTTTGGATGTAAAACCTCTTCGTTCATGAAATTCGCCTGCGTTTCGGGCGGGTTGAAACTCATGAAATTCCAATACAGGGAGCCGCCACGTCGAGCGGACTGCAAAACAGATCGGATCTCACGCATCCCGGAAAACTGATCAGCTTCCTCAAACCACGTGATACCAAAATAACCTTTCGGGGCCTTGATAGACTTAATCTTCATAGGATCGTCAAGGCCCCGAAAGAGAATCACTTGTCCGGTTTCAATTCTCTTTATCTGCATTGGGGAAACACGACAAGTAAATTCATCGTTCAGCCCCAGCTTGTCAATGGCAAACTGCATCTGCCCGAAAACAGAGTCACGTAATGTCTTTGCTGTTTTACGGATGATTAACGCATTCACTTCTGGATGTTCCAGCATCAATAGTGGAATCATGAAACCAATAAACGACGATTTCAGTGAACCACGGCCACCCTTCAGGATGTAATTAGAATGCTCATGATTTACCACGTCATCCATCAACACATCATAATTGGGCGCGATCAGATCCTCCAGATAAACCTCATTCATCCGACGTATTCACCTCGTCGGACTGCTCCTTGTCTTTGGATCCGTCTGCCACCGCTTCGCCTATCGCGCGCATCGCTTCAACGACAGCCAGTCGATTGGCGGCGCGTGTAGCCGCATCTTCTTCGCTCTCGTTCTCCTTGGGCTTCTCTCCCCGGATGAGGTGGATCCGCACTCCCCCAGCATTCTCGACCGCATCGGCATCTGCTGTCACTGTCAACCCTGCCTGCATGGCGTCCTTAATCGTATCAACGCCGACCATTCGACAGATCCAGTCACGGGCCTCTTTATCGCCGTTCAGCGCGCACAGCACCTGAGCATATACCACTTGAGCGATAAGCGGCGCGCCGTCCTCGTTCAGCTGTTCAACGCTCTGCATCTTCAAGATATCCATAGACTTAGCGCGACCCTTTGAATTCAGATTCAGCGTCGCCCGGACAGCCGCCCGGATGTCAGCATTACGTTTCCTGATCGCGTGTGTCTTCTCTGCGCCTTTTCGCCGGATTTCAAGCTCTTCTTCCGGTGTAAGCGAACCAGTGCCAAGCGGCTTCAGATTTCTGTTTTGCGGCCTCTCTTTCTTCTTCTCTTCGTCCATCTACCTCACCCCCAATCTGCCAAAAATGGAAGCGGGACAAGCCTTTTTCGGCCTGTCCTGCTTTTTATTTGCCTGTCATTTGCCCTTCTTTGTTCCCGTCTTTTTCATGCTTGCCGCCAGTGCCTTGAATGCCTTATCCTGCCGCTCTTTCACTGCCTTTGGCGTCGTGTCGATCCACTGTCCGGGATGATCCATGTACCGCTGTAAGCCTTTGCGCGTATCACGTTCATCTTTCTCTTTTGATACCTTCACTGCTGTTTACCTCCTGCATATATGGTACTACCTTTTCTTGTATCCGTCAAACGCCTCATGAATAACTACCCTGCCGTCTTCGACAGATATACCGATAATCCGCGTATTCAGATTACGTCCGAATATCGTCTCGCTCTCCTGTGCATTGTGGCTCGGAATATAAGCCTTTGTGCCAGCTGGGACGTACAGACGGCGCTCCCAAACAGAACCGCTCTTAAAAGCATTCATGGATCTGTTGGCCGACGCCGACGTGTAAGCGCGTGTATAGCCTGTCCTGCCGCTCACTGCTCTGTTCAGCGTATCCAGCTGACTCTTGGTCATCGTTCCTATACGCGCGATATGTTCCATCTGTTCATCCGTAAAACCGAATGTATTCTTAATCGCGTCGCTCTTCGTGTAACGCGAATACGTCCCGTCTACGCTCGTTGTATGACTATTGATCATCTTATCCAGCGTCCTGACTGTCTCCAGATCGCGTAACCGTCCAGCAGTATCTCTACGCGTAAAGATCTCTTCGTCTGTTTTCCCGGCGTTTTCCGGGCTGTAAAGCGCCTCGTTGATCTTCTGCGAATTGAATGTCCGAATGTATCCATACGTTGTCATACTTCCATCCGGCGCAGTTGTCCACTCTTTATCCAGCACCTCTCTGTCGCTTGCCGACGCGTCGTCGTGTGCGAATTCATCCCATCTGTGCTGTAGATATCTCGAAACGCGACGTGTGCTGTGGTTTACGTCGCCGCTTGCCTCATAATCCTGTCCGGGATCGAATGCCTCATGCCATCCGCTGTAATCGCGGCCCGGACTGATACGCGACGCGGAACCTCTCCCGCCCATCTCATCACCTCATAAAAAGAGCAAGGCCGCATATCCTGCGGCCCTGTCAGCTCGTTCACTTTTTCTTTGTGACTGGTTTCTTTTTCGGATAAATCGGAGAAATTGTCCCATCGGGATTCTTCTTCCACTTCGTCCCTTCCGGGACAACCGTTCCGATTGTGGGCGCGTCGAATCCGCTACGTTTTTTCTTCTCAGCCATGCTTGTACCCTCCTTATGCTTTATTACAGGGATAATCTGCCAGACGTGCCGTAATCATGCGGCATTCTGCCCTTGAAATATATGTCTGTGATGTACACCTTTCTATCTTTGTCGTATGTTGTTTTTCCGACTGTGTATACTGAATCTCTGTTCGTCATAAACTCGCGCTGTTCCGGCCCCCAATGGTTGATGCGTGAATCACCTATCCACATACCAGCGCCTTTTGAACCCGCCGGAATGTGAATCCTAACCTCAAGTGGCTTATGTGATCCGCTACTACTGATGTTCAAGCCCTGCGCCGCCGCGCCCGTAGACATACTGCCTGCTGAGATGACATCTTTTCCTTCCATTGCCCGTAAATCGGCCAGAGATCCCTTTTTAACGCCCTTCCCCAGAATCAATTGCATATCTGTCTTCCGAACAACTGTGACGCCTTTTTTAATCTCAGATCTATCCAATACATCGTCGAAGCGCTGTGTGAATTCTTTATCCTGCAAGCTCATACGATCCCAGCCGTCATACTGTTGGCCGCTCATAAAGAAGCCGCTTGACCAATTTAGGAAAGCCCTCTTTGTTTTTTCGTCAACTGAACTGATAAGATCATCTGCGTTCGTATTACGCTTGAACCACTCGACCTGATGGTGGCCATCACCTTCATAAGTCCAACCGCCTGATGGCTTATCGTAGAAATAGTGATATGTTCGCTTATCCGCTTCATCCGGCTCTGTCGCTTCCGGCTCAGTGGGCTTCGCCTCTTCCGGCTCTGCTTCTTTAGGCGGCATCATCAGCGGCGTCGTGTACCCCGTCCGCTTCGAACTGCTCCCGCGTCCACCCATTTCTGTGCATCCTCCTATATTGTAAATCTGTTTATTTCTTCTGTCAATAACTGTATATCAAATAGTAAAATTTATTTGACCACATTCAGCTTTTTCAAGCGATCCTGAAAAGCCGCGATCCGTATGATGTTCCCGCTTTCACACTCTGCCGGAATCGCCCCGTAAAACACGATTGTCTCCGGCTCCAGCGCCTCCAGCATCGCCTTATAGCCCATGCGGAATAGTCCCCGCGCTTTATTGTCCATCTGTGTTCCGACCGCGGAGACGGCCACTGTGCCGCCCTTCGGCTCCCCGTCAAAACACCAATTCAAGCTCTCTTCATCGCTCCAGCTGATCGTCGGAATGACCGTCATCCCGTGCGCCTGCCAGTAAGCGCCCAGCCAGTGCTTCCGGTAATGGTTATAGATTTGAATCGCTTTGGGGAAATCCGTATACGTGCTGAAATCCGGCGTCATAACTGCCTCAAACTTTTTCAGCATGGCCAGATACCCGTCTGGATTTGACCACAGCCGCTGGAACTGGTAGTCATCGATAAAAAAATGCACCCCATGCCCTTCGGCATCGGTGCAAGTTTTTGCATAGTTGAATGAGATCCAGTTTTCCGTCCGACACTGTACCGGATCCAGCTTTGGGATCCCGTACGGCCCTGCGCCCTCATAGAGCGCTCTGTTTACGTTCTCATAGTTACGCTCTTGTCTATACTGCGGCATCCCGCCTCACCCCCTTAAAAGCGTATAAGAAAGCCTATAAACCGTATAACGCCACGTCACTGCACTCTACGGTTTATAGGCTGATATATGTGTGCGGAATCGGTAGCCCCCCGCGCGTCGCTATGCAGGAAGGAGGTAGAACTGCATAGCCTGCCCACGCCCTCCCAATTACCGCGCATACACTATAGCACGGCTTGACAAGAAAAAAAAGGGACAAACAGGGACACGTTTTCTTAATGCTCCCGCACATATCTATAACAGCGCTTTTTCACACTCTCGCCCTTCGTATTGCCCATGCAAGCCGCGACCTGATCCCATGACAACCCGTTCACGAAACGCAAGCGCATGATCTGCCTCATAAACGGATCCACGATCTCTCCGACATACTGCTCCAGCCTGTCCCGCTCCAGAATGACAAGTGTCTGCTTCGTCGATATACGCGCCCGTAGATTGACAAGCGCATCATGCTTCCGTCGAACAGCGTCCTCTAACTGCATGATCCTCAGCGCCCTTGCTTCGACCGCACTGCACACGTCTGTCCCGTGCGGCATCCCGTCCATATTCGGCGACGCCAGACCATCGATGTCACGCCGTAATGCCAGCAACTCCTCCTCGACCTTCAGCGTCTCCGCTTCCAGCCTCAACAGCTCTTTTTGATTACCCTCAACTTCCCTGTTCAGCCAATACAGCTTTGACAGCTCTTTAACCGTCATCTTCCCGCTCCTCCTCGTGCGCTTTGTCCCATTTTGCTTTTAAGGCCCTTAAAAGCGCCTCCTGCACCTTCTCCTTGCCAGTAAGGGATTTTATCACGTCCTCATCCACACCGCCCTCTACGGCCAAAACATGGACTATTACGGGCCATGTCTGCCCCTGCCTGTGCAACCGCTTGTTCGCCTGCTGAAACTGCTCTAAATTCCACGTCAGCCCGAACCAGATAATGTGATGGCCTCCCTGTTGCAGATTCAACCCGTACGCGCACGACGCCGGATGTGCCAACAGCACGTCGATCTCCCCTCTGTTCCACGCTTCCTCATCTGCGGCGCTCTCGTACACCTTGACGTGTAGCTTCATCGAGTCGAGCGCCGCCAGCAAACGATCCTTGTCGTGCTGGAACTGATAAAAGACGAGCGTATGATCGTTGATCTGCTCCAGTGTCTCCAGAAACGCGTCGATTTTGCATCTGTGCAACTCATGCACCCGCTTCTCTTCGTCGTAAACCGCTCCGTTGCACAGCTGTAACAGCTTGCCAGTCAACACGCCAGCCGTCCCTGCTGTTACCCAGTCATCCTCCGACACCTTCAGCAGTGCCTCCCGCTCCAGTGTGTCGTATTCCCTCTTCGCCCCCGTGTCCAGCTTCACAGGCACTTCGTCCATCACGCACTCCGGCAACTCCAAATAATCAGCCGCTTTCATGCTGATACAGATATCACGGATCTGATCATAGATAACCGCTTCCGCACCCGGCTTGAGCTTATAGCTCCAGACCGTGTACGCGTTTCGCTTGTCCGGCACAAAATACAGATCCCGGTATAAGCTTATCGTCCGGCCCAGCCGCTTCCCTCCATCCAGCAAATAGATCTGCGCCCAGAGATCCGTCAGCCCGTGCGGCGCAGGCGTCCCCGTCAACTCTATCAGCCGCCTGATCTTCGGCCTCACCGCTTTGAGCGCTTTGAACCGTTGCGCCCGGTGATTCTTGAAACTGCTTGATTCATCCAGCACCACGCAATCAAACGGCCAGCGCGTCCCGCACTGCTTGACAAGCCACGCCACGTTGTCCCGGTTGATCACGTAGATATCAGCGTCAGCGGCCAGCGCATCCCTCCTTTGTGCCTCCGTTCCAAGCACCGTAGACAGCCGTAAATCCTTTAAATGCGACCACTTTGCACATTCTCTACACCACGTTGCTTCCGCAACCTTCTTCGGCGCGATCACTAAAACGCGCCCCACGGCCCACATTTCGAACTTCAACTGCTTAATCGCCGTCAGTGTGATGACCGTTTTTCCCAGTCCCATGTCAAGGAATACCCCGCAACACGGAACCCGTTTGATGAACTCAATGCAGTCCCGTTGGTATTTGTGCGGCACGAACTCCGTCACGGATCCACCCCCTCCGAACCGATGCGGCTACACGCGGCAACCATGCGACAGTACAACACGACCGCCTCAACCATGTCATACGAATCCACACAACCATACACCTGAAACCCTAACCACCTTAACCGCTCATGCTCCACCGTCTGTAAAGCTCTTGGTTTCTCTCCCGGCCTCTTCAGCTCAGCGAACACAACCGCTCCACCGGGCAACAGGATAATCCGATCCGGCACTCCACTGCACCCCGGCGACACGAACTTTAGACACCTCGCCGCAGGAACCTCAGCCCTCAGCCTGTTGACCAGCCGCCTCTCTACATCCCGCTCCAGCAACCCTGCACTCCTCCCTGTTACATTCTCACGCGCGCGCGTATATGAGTGTGCGGATATGGGCGTATCGCGCACCTATCACGCCTGCACCCACTCCTCGCGCCCCCTATTTCATATAGTCTATTTAGAATTAATGTAACAATGTAACAAAACATAAAATAATTAAATAATAGCTAGATTTTTTGCTGTTACATTCTCTGTTACATTCGTGTTACATTCTCCAGAATGTAACAAAACGCACTTTGACACTTTTTTGCCAATGTTACATTTTTTGAGAATGTAACGCGAATGTAACGGAAAAAGGCCAGAATGTAACACCGATTTTCGAGAATGTAACAGCGCTTTACCCTCAAATCCTCTACGCTCTCCGTGTTACATTCGGAATGTAACAGAGAATGTAACAGAGAATGTAACACTCTTTACCCCCGTTTTCACGTCCTGACGAACCCCCGCTGGATGTTATACGGGCCGCACCGCATCGGATTTCCGTTCCGTTTCCACCCCTTCATGTTTGCCAGTGCGGCGTTTATATCCCTCGTATCACTCTTCTTCATGTCTGCGATGTTTTTGCAGTAAAGCTCACACCAGACCTCCACCGCACATATGGATTGACGCTTGACCAGTGTCATTTCCTCACTCTTGACCATGCCGCCCCAGAAATCCCGACGCCTGTCAATCGGCCACTTCTGCCAGTCCTCCGGTATATCTTTGGCCGCAAACGCGGCGATAATGCCCTCCTGCGCCGACGTCTCCCGATGTTCCTCCTGCTTGTTTAACGCGGCTTCTGCCACGCTTCCTTTGATGTACAGTGACTCGCCCAGCACGTACCGCATTCGCGCTTCTGCCCAGATCTGATCCCGATTCGCGAGGAGTGTATCTTCCTTGTCCTCGTTCCACTTCTCCGACCCGACATCCACGGGCCAGAACCTCCGGTTACCCGTTGTGTCCTGCAAAAAGTCCGTATTGTTGCACGTACCGAAAAAGACACAGCACCGCGGCAACTCTTTCACGTTCCGACCATACGCCGCGCGGTATCTGTCGGCCCTCAGCGAAAGGAACTGCTTGATACAGCTGACATCCGTACGCCGGAAAGCATCCAGCTCCGCAACCTCTACAATCCACACACCCTGCAACAGCTCAGACGCTTCCTTCCCTTCAAACGTGCGGATGGAATCGTTGAACCAGCCCATCGACATCTTGTCCAGAATCGTACTCTTGCCCACGCCCTGCGGCCCACAGAGGATCAGCATCTGATCGTACTTACAACCCGGATTCATCGCCCTAGCTACGGCGGCAGTAAACGCCTTGCGCGTCACAGCGCGCGTATATTCGCTGTCTTCGGCTCCCAGATAGTCGATGAATAAAGTGTCGAGGCGCGGCTTGCCGTCCCATGTAAGGCCGTTTAAATAGTCCTGTACATCGTTAAACGCATGGAGGCTTGCATGGACATCCAGCGCGCTGTCGATGTTCCCCCGGCCAGTGACA